GTAAATAATAGCGCTACTAAAGAGGATATTGACTACATTGGCAGCATCACAAAACGCCCTTATCTGAAAAGAAAAATGGCAAAACTATATGATGATTACCAAGAAAAGTTCAGCCCAACTAAAGGAGACCCCCAATGAAGACTAATACATTTGAAGAAAAGCTTTACGCACTCGCTGATGACTTCTCGAACATTGAGATGAACGCTAGATTTCACAACGCAGACTGGCTTGTTTACGCAATTACAGACCTTGTACTGAATGATGTGATAAATAAACCAAACCATTGTCCCTACTCTCACTGTGCAACGGAAACCTGTAAACACTGGGAAGAGCTAAGGGTTGAGCAACGAGCAATAATCAAAGGCGGCAACCATGAAGACTAATACGAATACAGAAGAAGGTGTTGCTTGGGTTCTTGAAGCGGTAAGGCTGAAAGGCTGGAACGGAGACTACGAGAAGTCACAAGGGTTGACTGTTGAACAGGGTCTCGCCCTCATCGACCAATACGTACAAGAAAAGGTAGTTGAGGCAAGGATAGACGAGACAAACAGCACTTACGACGTACTACAGCAGTACTTATCAGACGAAATGCCAAGCGATGAAATTACGTACCAACTTCAGGTTGACCTAAGAAAATACCGCTCTGAGCTTCAAGCACAACTTAATAAGAAGGAGGGGAAGTGATGGATAACGAACTATTAGAGCTGTGTAAGGAAGTGTATGCCTAGACAGTGTGTTGTTGATGGCTGTGAACGCAAATATCTTGCGAAAGGTTTTTGTCGTATGCATTACTTACGGTCTTACAGAGGGAAAGACCCTTTTAAACCTACTGGGTTTGATGCACGACCACTAGTTATAGAAGGTGATGTTATCAAAATACCATTGGGCGGCAAGGCTATGGGAAATTATGCACTGGCTGATATTGAGTGTCTGCCACAAATCGAACCTTATAAATGGCATTTAGATGCTGGAAATTACGTTATTCGTAATGATATTGAAAGAGGCAGGACTACATACTTGCACGATATTGTCATGGGCGAAAAGAATGGGCTTGTAGTAGACCATAAGAACGGAGATAAGTTAGACAATCGCAGAGAAAGCCTAAGACTTGTTACACGAGGTAAAAATAATGTTAATAGAGCTGCGATAAAACGTTCTACTCCCTCGGCTTATAAGGGCGTCTATTACCATAAAGCAAGTCACAAGTGGTATTCAAAGATTGGTCACGACCATACACTTACACACCTAGGATACTTTGATAACGAAATAGATGCAGCTAAGGCGTACAACAGCGCAGCTTTGAAGTATCACAAAGAATATGCAAGATTAAATAAGATAGAGGTATGAGATGGACAAAGAATTGATAGAGTTATGTCGCCAAGTATATGAAGTAACCAAGTGGGAGTACAAGCCACTGACACAAGGGGCTAACTCATGACCGCATCACACCTACTATCAGACGAATTTCAAGCAGAGGGAGAGGAGTAACCTATGAACCACCAACAACTAAGGAGTAGTACAATAAACCGTAAGCGTGGTATAATAAACTAAAATAGGAGATACTATGGGACGAATTAAAAAACTACAAAGAGACATAGCATTTTTAAGAGAAGACCTTGCAAGCGTAAAAGAAGATATTTCCTATCAGTCACCTTTCGCATACCAACACAACTACTTACCCATCACTGAGAGGGTCTACAGGCTAGAAGACAAGCTTGATGCACTGCTCACGTACTTAGATATAGAAGTTAAGCCAGTGGACCACAAATTCGAGCTAAAACCAATAGATCATCAAACAGCTACAAAAGCTAAAGATAAGTAAGGAGAATACTATGTACGGCAAGAAAAAAAAGAAAAGCTACTAATACTAGTTATGGTATAATGCAACCATGAGCGATAAGCACCCAGGCGGACGACCAACAAAACTTACGGACGAAGTTATTGAACTAGCTAGAGAATACCTAAATGGTATGGATGACTCTACTGATACTCAACTCCCTACTATAGAGGGACTAGCGATAGAACTTTCTATTAGTAGAGATACTGTTTACGATTGGGAGAAAGAAAACAAAGAGTTTTCCTACATCGTTAGTGAACTACGAGCAAAACAGGCACAAAAGCTTATACAGAATGCCCTTAACAATAAGTACAATGCGTCTATCGCTAAACTTATTCTTAGCGGCAAACATGGCTATGTAGAGCAAAGCGCTACGGATATCACCTCTAAAGGCGAGGGAATAAATCCCTATGCTAACTTATCAACAGAAGAACTACGGAAACTTGTAAATGGCGATAATCCCTCTTGAGGTAAAAGGGGAGGCAAAGAAAGAACTTGCTCGTCGTAGCTTTTACGATTACTGTCAACTTAGATTCCCTACTCTTTACGCTGAAGATCGTACATACTTAAAAGAGGTTTGTGATCGTATACAAGCTTTTACTGAACAAAACGAAAAGCAGTTTTTAGTGATTAACCTACCTCCTCGTCACCTAAAGTCACTTACGGCTACTAACCTAGTCGAGTGGCTTTTTGGTTTAAACCCGTATATGAAAGTTATGACAGGCTCATATAACGAAACCCTGTCGACTACGTTTGCACGCAAGGTACGGGACAGCATCGACGAAAAGAAAAGCGAAGGTATCGATGTCTACGGTGACGTATTCCCTAAAACAAAGATTAAGTATGGTCAAGCGTCTAAGTCTCTCTGGTCGCTTGAGGGAAGCAGCCAGGACAACTATCTTGCAACTTCTCCGACAGGTACGGCCACTGGTTTTGGTGCTAACTACATCATTCTTGACGACATTATCAAAAACGCCGAGGAAGCTTATAACCCAGTTAAGCTTGAGAAAGATTGGGAGTGGCTTACTAACACAATGCTATCTCGTACTGAGGGAAACGACTGGAAGGTTATTGCTGTTATGACTCGTTGGGCGCAAGAGGACTTATCAGGAAAAATCATTGACCACTACGGCGACATGGTGGAAGTTATCACATTTAAAGCAGTACAGGACGACGGAACAATGCTTTGTGATGATATTCTAAACAAAGAGAGTTACACGATCAAAACTAAAGAGATGTCACGGGAGATTGTTGAAGCTAACTATAATCAGAAGCCTATTGACGTAGAAGGACGATTGTATGATGGTTTTTATACCTACGATGAGCTGCCTGATTTTGAGGTAAGACATAACTACACAGACACAGCCGATAAAGGTAAAGACTACCTATGTTCAGTCGTCTACGGAGAATCTAACGGTAAAGTGTACCTGCTTGATGTTGAGTTTAGCGATGAGCCGATGGAGGAAACAGAGCCAAACGTAGCTGAAATGCTTATTAGGAATAATGTGAACGTGGCAACGATAGAGTCCAATAACGGTGGTCGTGGCTTTGGCCGCAATATAGACAGATTGATGAAAGAGTCTGGCTACATGAAATGTGTAATCAACGACAAGGTTCAGCTAGGCAACAAAGACTCAAGGATTATATCCTCAAGTGCCTGGGTATCTAAAAACGTATTAATGCCAATAGGCTGGATGAGTAAGTGGCCTGGGTTTGCTACGCAGCTTCTCACATATCAGCGTAAGGGCAAAAATGAACACGACGATGCGCCTGACGTATTGTCGGGCATTTACGAGTTAGTAACAGGCGAGGGGGTGACGAGTCGTGCTATTCACTCGTTTAAACCTAAAGACATGATGAGTAGAAAGGCGGCGCAAAGATAGTGGTTCTATTTAGCACAGGTACTAAGTAATAAATTGCTTCGTGTCCGAGCCTGTGCTAAATAAAGTTACTATTTACTTATAAACCGTTAATGCTATACTAGCTATATCGGACACGGGTATAGGATATTTAATGCCCACAAAACGCGCAAACAAGCAGGACAGTCTTAATCAGGTTGTGGGAGACTTCAACGCCTCTTGGGAATACGTGCAAGGTGCATGGCATCAGCGCTGGCAAAATAACCAATACCTTTACAATGGGAATCGTGTTAAACGTGGATACGTAGGTATCACAGATACATTTGTCCCTATGGCCTTTTCTACCGTTGAAACTCTAACGTCTGGGCTTTTTGGTTCTAAACCTAAGTTCGGCTACCTTGCGCCACAAGATAAGCAAGACCAAAAGACTGACATTCTTAATTCGCTACTTGACTACTACTGGGAGAAAGACCAGTGGAGCTTAAAAGTCATTAATACTGGTCGCAATATGTTCAAACTAGGAACAGCCGTTGACTACTTTTATTGGGCTGGCGATCATCCTTGCCTTATAAACGTGCCTATCCGTGACTTCTTTATCGACCCTAACGCCTCAAGCCTTGAGACTGCTAGTTACTGCGGACGTAGGTATCTGACAACTAAACAAGAACTTGAATCATTTGAAATCGTAGACTTAGATGCTGAACCAGACGCAGACGGCAACTACCCAATGAAGAAAAAATACACCAACCTGGATAAAATAGCCAATGGCGGTGGTGGAAAAGGGGAGAACACTGACAAGCAAGAGAAAGATATGTGGTATGGTTCTACTCTTACTGAACCCCAAGACAAACAAATAGAAGTCATCGAATACTGGACAAAAGATAAGACTATATCCGTTGCTAATAGGTCAGTCGTTATCGAAGATTCTGTTAACTACTTTAAGCTCAAAGCTGAATCAAACGGTCAGGAATACCCAGACGGAATGTTGCCGTTTGCTGATGCGCGAGATTATGTAGACGAGTCATTATTCTACGCTAAGGGTGAGATTGACATTATCGCAGACCAACAGGAGCTTCTTAACGACATCACTAACCAGAATATAGACTCTATCACCTACACCCTCAACCAAATGTATACGCTTGACCCTAAGTACGCACATCTCTTGAGTGAGATTGAGAACTTACCTGGTGCTGTTTACCCAGTAGAGGCAGGTGCATTGAACCCTATTGCACAACGCCCAATCCCCCCTGATGCTTTCCTAGAGCGAACTAACATCAAGAACGAAATCCGAGAGACGACCGCATCGAGCGAGGTTATCCGAGGTACATCTGCTGAAGGTGCTAAGTCTACGGCTACAGAGATTAACGCCCAGATAGCTGGCGCTGGTCAACGCTTTAGCCTAAAGGTGACACAAATTGAAAATGGTTACTTTTACCAGGTTGCTAAGATTGTCTTAAAAATGGTTCAGCTTTACGTTACAGAACCAATGATGGTAAGGATTGTCGGAAAAGACGGTGCAAGGTGGGAGGAGTTTGACCCTTCTGACTTTAAAGGTGACTACGAACCACGGGTACAGCTTGAGACATCTATTAATAACGAAAAACAAAAGCAAGCCAACGATGCTAAAGAACTTCTTGGTGCGTTCCTTGGCGACCCAGACGTGAACCAGTTAGAGCTAAAGAAGCTTGTCTTGCAGCGTTCATTTGACCTCGATCCTGACGAAGTTGAGCAACTAACATCCCCTGCTCCTGAAATAGAAGGAATGCCTGGAATGGATGGTGACCCAATGGCTATGCCGACTGACCCTATGGCAATGATGCCTCCTGAGATGATGCCTGGAATGCCGCCAGAGATGCCAATGGATATGCCGCCAGTTGACCCTGTGGCCGAGCTAAAAGCAGCACGTGAGCAACAGGCTTTAGATAACGCTCAAGAGAAGCACGAAATAGAGATGGCTAAAAAAGTAGCTGAACTACAAAGGGCGCAGTTATGAAAGGCCTAAAACTGAAAGTACCCTATCAGAACTTCTTTATTAAATCCGAGGAGGGCAGGGCTTTTGTTGCAGAACTAGACCGTCTTATAGAGAGTATGCACGAAAGGGCTGAGAATAACGCCGATGCTTCACGCGACTTCACACAGCAAGCCAAGGGAGTCCGACAAGTTAAAGAACACATCCTGTCTGTTACAACTGAAATAAAGAAAGGTAAGCCTCTGTAGTCGTACTCCCAGATTGTGGTTAGAACATTATTTAACACGCCCATGTTAAATCTAACCACAATCTGGGCGTGTGATAAGAGAAAGGTACAACATGGACGGAGAAGCCACAACCGAAGCTCCTGTTGAATCTGGCGCAGTACAAAGTGTCAACGGCATCGCTATAGATGACCAGGGCATGGCGATTGCAGAACCAGAGGAGACGGAATCAGCTGAGGCGGTTACAACAACCAGCGAACCTGAGGAACAAGCCGCAGAAGCGACAGCCGAGCCAGAATCACGGGCAGAAGTGTCTAGTGAAGATGAACAACTCGCAAAGTTCGCCCAAGCAAAGGGCTTAGAACTCGATAGCGATAACGCTAGAAAAGCAGCTAAGATGGCTATGAACGCCGAAAAGCTGATGCATGACAAAACTAAGAGGGCGAGCGAACTTGAGCGAACCATGGGGCAAATGTCCGATGATTCAGCTACCCAAGTGGCGCAAGCAACTGGACAAAACCCAGAAGTTCTTAAACGACTTCAGCGTATGGAGGTTAAAGACTCTATTCGTGAGTTTTGGGACGCTAATCCTGGTGCAAGGCAGTACGAGTCAGAGATGGCGGAGATTGCACAAACAGCAGGGCTTTACGGTTCACCAGAAGCAATCCTCAAAGCTAGTTACGCTATGGCAGTTAGTAATAACGCTGATATTCTCAAGTCGCAGGGGAAGCAAGAAGCACTTAAATCCCTGGCCCAAAAACAACAAGCCGCCGTACCAACGGGGAATGCGGTTAATTCGTCTATGACGAGTAACACGATTACCCCACAGAATGTTGACCGTTTAGTAGCTCAGAACAGCCAGGAATGGTTCGTGCAGAACTACGATGCAATCAACAAAGCTATGGCTGGCTAATAACTTAACTTGGAGAATAACAACATGGTATCAGGAGCATACGGCTCAGGAAACGTAAACATTGGTGCAACCGCAGCCAACGTATTCCGACCTAATGTCTGGTCAAAAGAAGCCCTCATGTTTGTCAAGAGCAACCTCGTTCTCTTGCCACTCATCAAGCACTACGACGCAGACGTACAATCAGGTGGACAGACTTTGGAGATTCCAAACGTCTCAGCTATCACAGCTAACCTAAAAGCACAAAATACAGTAGTTACCTTGAACTACAACACTGAAACAAAGACAACAATCACCTTGAACCAACACTACGAAAGCTCGTTTATTATCGAGGACTTGGTAAAGGTTCAGGCAGCATACGAACTACGAAGCGACTACACACAAGCTGCTGCGTACGCTATTGCTGAAAAGATTGACTCAAGCATTGCTACTAGCATGACAACTACCTGGAAAGCCGACGGCGACGCTTACGGTGCATACGGAACAGCATTGAATGACATCCTAATTCTTACTGTCAACCGATACCTAAGTGAAGCTAAAGCCCCACGTTCAGATCGTTCACTCGTTGTACATCCTAAGGGTGAAGCCGAACTACTCGCTATTGACAAGTATGTTCGTTACGACGCGCTTGGTGTTGGCGGTGATGACAACAGCATCAAGAACGGTAAGATTGGTCGTATTTACGGCGTTGACGTATTCATGTCACAGAACCTTGTATCACTTGACACGGCTACTGACGAATACAACCACCTCATGTTCCACAAAGAAGCATGGGCTGTTGCGCTTCAGCTACAACCACGAACCCAAGCACAGTACAAGCAAGAGTACCTTGGCTGGCTTGTCACAGTTGATGTTCTTTACGGACACACTCAACTGCGAAACGGCTTTGGTTACGTTGTTAAGTCTTAGTAACTAAACACAATTAGACAACCACGCCACTGATAGTGTAGGAGTAATCCCAGAACACTACGGCAGGGTTGTCTTTTTTGTTGTTAAAAAAGTTACACTATTGTAGTTATGTTTATGCTATTATAGAGGTGAAATAAGGAGAATATATGAAAAGCCCCCTAGCGATTGATAAAGCATTAGTTAAAGAGTTTGACCTACCTAAGGACGTGGAACTTCACCCACGCCAAAAGCTTGCATTCCTTGAAGCACAATTACAAGAACTTAAATCAGCCCAGTGGCGGGCAAGGGTAGACGTTCTCCACGCTACACGCCTTACTGAAAGCCCTATCGAAGCACTACGCAATAAGGGTCTACAGAACATCGGTGAACACAAGAACCAGGTACAGCAGTTCACTGGTGCTATCTTAATGCTTAATAAGCTTATCGACGAAATCAAAAAAGATACTGGTGTCAACGAACCTGGTACACACCCAGACGAGGTATAAGTGGAAAAGCTTGCGGTTATCGTCCCCTCTAGGGGGTTGATGTTCTCGCAAACCCTAGAGAACCTTCTTGATGAGTTGAAGGACTTTGACTACGAAATCTTTTGGGCGCATGGCAAAGCACTCCCTGACTGTTTCAACATACCCACAGAACAAGCACTTGCTGACCCTGATGTCTATGCAGTGCTTTTTTGTGAGGACGATATGATTATCCCTAAGGGTATGCTTAAAGAGATGTTCAAACAGAACTACCCCGTTGTAGCTATGGATTACCCGTTTAAACAGGACGGCGACTCGACAGTGTTACACGACCCAGAGGGCTACGCATATTGGACTGGTACGGGATTTTTGTTAGTAGCAAGGCAGGTGCTTGAAGGACTCTCGAAACCTATTTGGAGAACTGACCGAACCTTTGACCCGTTTGTTGATAAAGATACTATTCACTTCTGGCCTAGAAAGCTCACAGGCGTTCACTACGGCTTACACGATCTTAACTTTGGGCTTGTTCTCTACTCATCTGGACTGCCTATTATGGTTATGGATAAGACTGGCGGCCAGCATAAGCTTAGGGCGTTAGGGGAGAAGCATACAAACAAAGGCGCACACGATATATATGACCTTACTGTAGTTGGCAGGGACTTAGTATCTGGTATGATTACCCCTGAGAACTCAGAGATGTTTAGAGGGGCGTTGAACCGTATTAAAAATGTACAGTTTTGGGAAGATGTGCCGCCTTTTATCTCTTATGATGATCGAGACCAACCTTATTTAAATGATGGGAGAGAGTTTAATGTTGTACGCTAAAAAAGGCAATAAGATGCAATGTTCTCAATGTGACACAATACTCTATGACTTTACTAGAGATGTTTATGCTGGCGATAGCATAGAAGCTTCACAACTGAAAGCCGTTAAGGGCATCCCCGAACCTGTAGATGGTGAAAAATCGGACTGTCCAAACTGCGGTAATAACTTAATTGTTGGTGGTCATAATGTCGTCGAATAAGCACGTTAAGATAGCCGTTATCTTTCCTAGCCGTGGGCTTGTGTTCAGTGAGACAGCGCAAGAACTACTGGATAACCTGAAGGGGCATTTATACAAAATATACTTCTCGCACGGTAAGCCAATACCTGACTGCTTTGAAACGCCTACAAAAGAAGCCCTTAAAGACCCTACAATCACCCACTTATGGTTCGTTGAAGATGACATGATACTCCGTCCTGATACGCTGCAGAAGCTATTAGACGAGGATGCAAACGCTGTTACTGCTGACTATCCTGTTACTAAAGACGGCAGAGGGTCAGTATTCTACGATAAAGGTCGAAACGTGGTGTTTTGTGGTACAGGTTGCCTTTTGGTTAGAAAAGAGGTGTTCAAGAGCCTTAAAAGGCCTTACTTTACCGATAAAATACGTTGGAATCTCTTAAACTACGGTGAATCTATCAAAATGACAGGTATTTACGGCGATACGGGCTATGGAACGCATGATATTACTTTTGCTATTAAGCTATGGAATACGGGCGTTAAGGTTAAAGTGATAAAACAAAAGCTAGGGCAACGTAAGCTAGTTGCTTTAGGTAAAACAGGTTCAAATAACGGCGCACACAACATAGAGATATGGCGTAAGATAGTCAAGGATAAGCGCTTAGACGCTGTTCTAGCGCAACCTTTGGCAACAGGCGCAAAGAGTAAGCTTGTAACTGTAGACACGCCCACAGGAGGCGTTACAACAAGCCGCAGCCACGCCGAAAGTCTCATCAAACAAGGAATGGCAACCTATCCACTAAGAAGGTACACAATAATTGACGATTCGGAGGTTGAAATATGAGTCAAAAAGTTGGTGACGTTGTAGGTGAAGCGAACTGTTATAAGCACGGTCAGACATCGACGGTTATTAAGTCTATTGAAATTAAGAACGGCATAAAGGTTGTAGGTAGTAACTGTGAGGAGTGCGAGCTGTGAAACCAGTATATATTGAATGGTGCGATGCTATTGCAAGTGGTTTAGAGTGGGCAGACGCCGAAGTTGTTAAAGACTGGGGCAAGAAGTCTGAATGGGTCGTAAGAGAAATGGGCTGGCTAGTCGGGGAAACTAAAGAGTACTTAGTCATTGCATCTGTTTGGAAACCAGAAGACGAACTGTGTGTAGAGCAGTTCAAACATCTTATGAAAATACCAAAGACATGGGTAAGACGCAGAATTGACCTTACGGAGGTCGTAAAGTGAAACTTCTAGCCGTAGTTATCACCTACAACCGTCTAGCTTATACGAAGCGTACCCTTAGAGCGTTATGGGACACTTTAGAACAACCATATTACCTAGTAGTGGCAGACAATAATTCAAACGACGGTACGCAGGAATATCTTAAAACACTACTCAAAAGAGGTAGGATAGATAAACTGATTCTTAACCCAGACAACTACTACCCAGGTAAAGCCACAAACATAGCTTGGGCTGAAAGTTTAAAAGACTACCCACAAGCTACTCACCTTGCAAGGATTGACAACGATATGCACTTTAAGAAAGGCTGGGACGCTAAGGCTGACGAGTACTTTAAAACTATTGATAGGCTAGGTCAGCTAGGGCTGGACTTCGACGGCGGAGAAAATAAAGTTCCTCAGTTTTATAACGGAATGGGCGTTGTAGAGTGGCCTGGTTGCGTTGGTGGCCCTAGTATTATCCGTAGGGAGATATTCGACTCAGGGATACGGTACGATGAGGATAGGTGGGAGAACAGCGGTTCAAAGATTCAAGAGGACTCTCGATTTTCTCGAAAAGTAAAGAACGACGGCTGGATAGTTGGTCACATGGACGAAAGGCTTAGTTGGACGTTTGCCAATAAAGATAACTGGTCTGACTATCCTGAGTACTACAAGAAGACTATGCAAGACCGAGGGTATTACGACAACGTAAAATACTTGGAGGGTTTAAAGTGAAACAGGCGATAGTTGTTATCCATAACAGAGGTAACAGTCCTTGGCTTAATGATTTACTTACGTCGATTGATACCGACTACCCTGTGCTCATTACTAACCATAACGGCTGGATGCTCCCTGCTATTAAAAAGATGTTCGATACAACCGACTATGACGAGTTATTCTTCTTAAACGAATCTATGATAGTCAAAGATAACGCTATATGGGATATAGTGTTTAAAGACTACGAAGGTCAAGGCGTAGCGATAGGTGATAAGTACCTTATGTTTCTTGGAAAATACCTTAGAAAGTACGTCGAACAAACACACTTTCCACAGGTCAACTCAAAAAGGGACGACGTACTACTAGGAGAGCAAATGTGGAATCACTTATACAGAAACGCTGACCCTTATTTTGTACAGCTTGAAGTTATGACTGATACGTTTGAGGAGTTTGAGGAGAAACACGGACGCAGGAATATGATTCTTGAGGGTAAATACTTTAAAAAATGGAAAGGCTCGTGGGACATTGATATGGTCGACGAGGTCGATAGGAGGCAACATGAGGTTCTTACTGTTTCTAGCTAGCGGGATTGTACTCGTTTTACTAACAACTATTATAGCTATCGTAACTGCTAATTGGTTACTACTACTGTTTACTGTGGGTATTGTAGTTGCGTTTGTTATTCTTGTTATCTCAGGAAATTATGATAATGAAAGTTAGTATTGTTTCTGCGTACTACCAACTGGAGGACATGACCAAAGACTTCTTAGATAACCTAGAGGGGAAACTACCAGAGGGCACAGAGTTAATACTCGTTAATGCAGGCTCGAAAAAGATAGAACATCCAATCGTTACTAAGAGGGTTGACTTACCAGAGAACAAAAGTTTTTCTAACTCTATGAACGCAGGTATAAAAGAGGCGACTGGAGATTACGTATGTGTAATAGGTAATGATGTGTTTCCAGACGACGGGTGGCTAGAAAAACTACTAGAGATAGCCGAAGACACCAAGTCGTTCGTCGTATCGCCAGTTAACGACAAGACGGAACTGAGTAACTATATGGTGAACGAAATTCGAGAGGGACTATATCAAGCACAGTTCTTTCCTGCTGTTTGCTGGTTACTCTCAAGAGAGTGTATCGACAAAGTAGGCTTATTCGATCAGCAGTTTTTACTTGGCACTTGGGAGGATAACGACTACGCACGGCGTGTATACAATGCTGGAGGAAGTATTTTAGTGACCACAGACGTTATGGTAAAGCATCTAGAAAGTCAGACTTTACAGCTTTTGGGAGACGTTTCACAAATTCTTAATAATAACAGCAAAGTATATTACGAGAAATACAACAATGGTATGCTATAATCAAGCTAACATGGGCTAAGGGTAACTATGGATAAAGACGACCCAATTTCGCGTATTCAGAACAAGCGAGCCGCTGACGCCGCTGCAAAAGCTGAAAGCGACCGAACCCAATCTATAATTGATGCCGTTAAAAGTAGTGGAGGGGAGACGAAAGACTCTCTCTCCTCTGCTATGCACGACATCCTCATGGCTACACTTATTGGGAAAGACCCTAAACTAGCTGAAGTAGCAAGTAACTTAGCTGAACTTATCGAGTCTATCAGGCGATCGTCTGATAACTTTAAAACTGTCGACCTAGAAGTAATCCCCGATACATTTAGCAAGCTGTTACAGGCAATGCGTGACCTACCAGCACAGGTGGCAGAGACTGATAAATCAGAATCTCTTATCCCTTACCTTGAAGAAATTGCTAAAAGTGTTCAAAGCAAAGACCTATCACCTACCATTAACGCTCCAGAAGTTAACTTGAAACCACTTGAAACGCTTATTAAGAGTCTTGAAAAGGCTATCAAAGAGAGTAAGGTGGAAATACCTAAGTCTGATATGAGTGAGCTTGAGAACGCTGTACGTAGTGTTGAACGAGCAGTCACAGGACTAGTATTTCCGACAGCCAACTACATCTTGCCTTTTCGAGATATAAACGGGAAAGCTGTTCAGGTTCAGTTAGACTCAAATGGCAATATACCAACCACAGGCGGTGGTGGCGGTGGAGGTGGCAACGGTGCAATTCTCGACTTTGTTAACAGTGCAGTAGGTGCAAACGTTGTTGAGTCAACTGCTAACCCTGGCACATACGGTTTAGTAGCTCTCCAGTCTGATGGTGACGATATTACTGGTGGTGGCGGAGGTGGGGGCGGCACATCTTCAGTAGACGACTCTGCGTTTACCGCTGGTACTGACTCAGGTACGCCGATCATGGGCTTTGCTACCTCTGACACTGTCAACTCTGGCGACGTAGGTGTTCTTGCAATGGACGTAAACCGCAACCTTAAAGTTATTGGACAGGCTAACTCTGGCGTAGATATTGGTGATGTAACGATTAACAACGCTTCAGGGGCCTCGGCTGTTAACATCCAGGATGGCGGTAACTCTATCACCGTTGACGGCTCTGTAAGTCTTACGGGGTCACTTCCTGCGGGTACAAACAATATTGGTGATGTTGATGTACTTTCACTTCCAGTTGGTCAACAACTAATGGGGGCAAGTACACCTGTAGTCATTGCATCCAATCAGACGACTGTTAAGACAAAACTCGCAACTGACTTGGGAGCTACCGCTGGGACAATTACGACCTCAACCTCAACAGTAGTTGCTACGGACTTGTCGGGTGTTGGTGCTGCAACGGTACAAATCTCGGGCACGTACGCAGGCGTAAACGTCACCTTCGAAGGCACGCTGGACGGTACTATTTGGTTCACGATTCCAGCACAACAGGCGACTACAGCAACTCCTACTATTGTTACTGCGACAGGTGTATTAACTACTAACTCAACTAACGTTTGGAACGTAGCACCGCTGTTTGGTGTACAACAGTTCCGCGTACGAGCAACCGCGTACACTTCTGGTACGGCAAACGTCCTTATCGAGCCTAGCGCACAGTTTAGCCAACAAATAGTGAGCGTAGCTTCAGCTCCAACCACGACAGTTACGGGTACAGTAACCGCTAACTTAGGTACTGGTGGTACAGGTGCAACATCTCTTGGTAAGGCAGAGGATGCCGTAGCCGCGTCTGGTGACACTGGTGTTGCAGTATGGGGCGTCCGAAACGACAATGCAGCGACAGCACCAACTTCAGCAAACGGTGACTACTCTCAACTCTCCGTAGATGCAAACGGAGCGCTATTCAACCGACCAGTACCAGCAAACACAGCTACTACTTCAAACGTGGCAGCTTCTGCTACCTCTGTGACTGTTCTAGCAGCAAACGCAGCTCGACGGCTCGCGGTGTTCTATAATGACTCATCGTCAGACTGTTACGTTAAGTTTGGTACTACAGCCTCTACAAGCTCGTTCACTATCTTTTTGGCAGCTCTAGGTAGCTTCTCACTTAACGGTGAAGACTACGCAGGGCGTATAGACGCCATCTGGAATAGCGCAACGGGTAACATGCGTGTAACGGAGACAGTATAATGGCGTTATCGCAAAACCAACCGACACCAGACGCTACTTCGACCACTAAAGGTAAGGTTCAGCTTACAGGTCATTTAGGAGGCACAGCTGCATCTCCTACGGTTACAAATGTAAATAACGGTATTATTACAGCCTCTAAACTCGCTCTTTCGCCAGTTACTGCTTACACAGCTACAGACCAAGGTACTACCAGCACGTCGTATACAGACCTTGCTACTGTCACGTCAGCGACAGCAACTATTGGGGCAAACGGACTTGCCCTTGTGACCTGGTCTTGTGGTACATACAATGTCGCTGCAGCAAAAAGGGCAAGCGTTGCTGTATCAGGAGCGAGCACAGTTGCGGCTGACGACACGTACTCAATACGTAACGATGGAGCAACCTTCATAGGCACTCAGAGTACGACACACTTATTCACGGGTCTTACTGCGGGCAGCAACACATTTACTATGAAGTTTAAAACTGTATCAGGAACGGCTCAGTTTTTCGAGCGACGTATAACGGTAGTACCACTGTAAGGAGGAAGTATAACTTTAGAAGTTTCAGGACCAAGTGAAAGTCAGTCAGTAAAGTGGTATCAAGTCAACAACGGTATACCTATGACGGACACAATCGACCAAATTCCATCTGAAAGTGCTGCATACCACGCAGATTTAGCAGTATATAATGCTACACTGCGAATACTTCTAGTGGTACAGTAACGTTTTACATCACAGATAACGGTCTATCTTCGGGTAACGCTGTTTACACAAATATTTACGCTGATACAATAACCATTACACCGTACGGTAATGCTGCGGCTTACCAAGTATCTGCCCCAACCGTATCAGGAGACAAAAAGAGTATTACGGCGACAATCACACAGTCAACGGCCGTTCTCTTAGGACTTTTACAGTTTCAGTCGGCATCAAATGGGGTAAAGTGTAATCTACTTGTTCTCGGTGACTAAGTTTATGCTATAATACAATCATACATGGGCTATGGAGCATCTTGTGGCTTACACTACAGGCGATTTAGTAACCCGAGTACAGCAAAGAGTAAGGGACACAGGCTATTCAAGCACTGAAATTATTAGTTACTTGAACGATGCACAAAACGATGTCTTTAACGAATATCGTTTACCTTTTACTCAAGCCTCTCAAAACTACACTCTAGCAACTGGCGTAGCTGACATCACAAACGGCAGCGGTCTACCATCTAACTACGTACAGGCACTTGACTTAGTGCTTAACAACGCGGGTACACAGCAGGTTATCCAGTATATGGATGTGAGCCAGATTGACGCTCTTTACCCAAATGTAAGTAACACAACAACATGGCCACCTAACATTCCTAGCAAGTGGTATTACTTTGCTGAAACTATTAACGTATTTCCGTCTCCAGCTAACACCTACTCCGTAACGCTCCGATACTACAAAAAGCCTGCTCTATTAACAGTAGACGGTGATGTCCCAGACCTACCAAGCGAGTTTGAGGAGTTACTTGTCATGGGCGCTGCATATCGGGTGCTTCAAGTGAAAGATAATTATGACCAAGCAGCAATACTGCAAAACAAGTACGATGAAATCCTCCAAAAACTTGTTGTTAAGTATAGCCAAGCACAGGTTGGTATGCCAACCCGAATGAGAATTAACAAGTATGCTGTTGGCAAGAGACTGTTTTAAGGAGGCCACATATGCCCTGGGCTAAACGCGCATCAGTTAGTGTTCCAAGGATTACAAGCCCTACTCAGACGTATGAGCTGAACGACTATAGCCTTGGGTATAACTCTTTTTTATCAAACGACAAGTTTAACCTAAAAAGTGGGGGTGTTAACCAGTGGCGGCTTGCTAAGAACGCAAGAATACTTACTCTTGGTGAATACGAAACCCGAAAGGGAATAGATTTTCACTCAGCAGCGGCAGGGTCAACTCAGGACGACGCAATAACGTCAACAACGGGCGCGGCAGATAAAGACTTTAGCACTACTATAAGATTTGCTCAAGTTTTTACCTCTGCAGTTACACAGCGACTTGAAAAGATAGAAGTGAACCTAAAAAACACCACAGGGGCAACTGGAACGGTCATTGTCGAGGTATGGAGCAACGTATCAAGCGCCCCAGGCGTAAGACTAGCTAGGTCATCAATCAAAGCCTCAGACATAACAAGCAGCTATCAATACCTAACAGCAAGGTTTGCAGAAGCACCCGAACTAACCGCCACCAGTAACTACTGGATAGTTGTGTACGTGCAAGCTATTGGAAGCAACACGTATAGTTGGTCTAGCACTACCGCTGAAACAACGGCGCTTGCCTCTACTGACTCTGGTGTAACTTGGTCGTCTACGTCTTATGCTATGAACTTTAGGCAACACTACGCAACAAGCGGTGGTATTAAGGGCTTGCACCGCGCATACAAGAGCGACGGCACAAAAAAGACCCTATTTGTACAAGGAACAGTACTTTACTCTGTTGACGATGTAACAGGCGCACTTACTACCATTAAATCTGGGCTAAGCTCCTCTGCCACACACTACAGGTTCGTAACAGTAAACGACATAGTTTACTACGTTAACGGATACGATGGGCTTCGTAAGTGGGACTTCACAACTGAATCGCAAGTCAACTCAACAAACTACACAACTCTTTGTATACACAAGGGGCTTCTGTTCCTAGTAGAGTCGTCTGACCCAAACAAGGTTGCTTACTCAAATTTTGCAGACTACGAGACTTTTACCTCAACTGACTTTATCTACGCACCATCTCCAAAAACGGGCGATCCCGTTGTAGCCTTAAAGTCTCTAAACGGATACTTGATTATACAAACACTTAAAAATAAGTTCATTTTAGCTGGTGATGATAACGCCACCTTTTCACTGGACGAAGCGCCAGACCAAAAAGGCACATACTCGCAAGAGACGGTAACTGCTGATAACAACTTCATATACTTTTTGTCTAGTGACGGGGTATATCGTTCAAACGGTTCAGAAGCGCAAATAATGAGTGCTGACATTTACCAAGAGATTGTGGATATGCCGAACAAAGACGATGCCTGTTTGGTAGTCAATAACGGGCGACTGTATGTGTGGTCCACGCCCGCAGGGGAGTCGTCTAATAGCGCCTGTTACGTGTTCTCTCTTAACTACGGAGATGACGGAGGAACAACCGAAAGCTACGACACAAATAGTTTTGTACAAAGAGCGTTTAGTGCCTACAGAGACGACGACGCTTTACTTGTTGCAAGTTCTAAGATAGGTCAAGTCTACTGGCAGGAGAACCCGTCAAACGACTATACGAACTTGGGCGGCGACATAGACTTTGAGCTTAAGACACATTATATTATTGGGTTATCACCTGCAGTTCTCAAGGAAACAAGAGATTGGCAACCGCGCTTTGGTGGACAAAGTGGTAACTATACAATTACCTGTCAGTATGCTTACGATTTAAGAGATAACTGGACGACTTACGATAACCCCAATGTACAGGGCTCAGGACTAACATACGGCTCAGGCGTGATTTATGGCGGCGGCGCAACGTATGGTGCATCAGCCGAAACGCAGTCATATCTCTATATTCCTGGCGAATACCGCCGTACTGCCATTAGATACACGCATAACGCCACAAGGCAACCAAATCTATTCCTTGGACATACTTTAGTTCAGCAAACCAGGAGACTACGATGAGCCTTCGTCCTCTGAATACAAGCAACTCTACAAACCAAAACTATGGTCAAGTGAACGACATGATTCGCACCCTTAACAAAGAACAGCAAGTAAAAGTATTTAAGTCAGCTAATAACGTAAACGCCGTAATCACGGGGAAATACATGGAAGGGCGCTATGGGCTTCTTATTAGTGACGATACTGGGTTAAGACGAGCGCTGTTCGGGCAACACCCCGTAGACGGTCGCCCTGGTTCATGGATATCTATAGACGGGGTAGACGTAATTGACGAATTGAGTGCATAATGACCGACCCCAAGAAGTTTTTGCTTAACTCTGACTACCCAAACGACCAAATAGTATTCTTACGTGAAGGAAGCCAATCTGTGCCAGACGGAACGACCAACGACCTTACACCAATAACTATTCCGCATGGTCTACCTTTTGCTCCATTGCCGTTGCTTTTTTGGAGTAACGATTCTAGCTTTTCAACGGTTAATAATAATTTTGATGCAACCTACGCTCAAAGCGTTGGAAGTTTTGTTACTTTTCCAAGTGGTCAGTACTACGATATTAAAGCAGATTCAACAAACGTAACGATTACTAGGTATAATAACTCTGGCTCGACGCAAACTGTTTACTACCGAGTCATATGCTATATACCAAGTACTGCTAGTATTGACGCAGTTGTTGAAAACACCAGTAATCAATCGGATAATCTTATACTGTCAACTGATTTTAACTATATGAAGCTGGCTTTTGTCGGAAACTTGGATGGACTTAACCAGTCGTTTGACCATAACCTTGGTTACATACCAACAGTTTTAAGATGGGGCTATATTAGTTTATCTGGTTCTTATAGCCCTAACGTTTTAACTCAATACATACCGCCATTTTCTTTTGCTGAAGCAGGGATATCAGTGTCGACAACACAAATAACAAGAAACAACGCCGATAACTACGACGCAATAGAGTATAGAATATACTTAGAGGACGGTACTACGTAATGGGTCAAGCAGTTAAAAAAATGCAAATAACTAGCGACTTTGCTTCGTTAAAAAACGATGCAAGTGTACAAAGCATTGCTCTTAGTATTCCTGGTTCTGTTGTTTTAGCAGCCTCCGCAGCCGTTACTTACATTAGCGACTTAGCTATAGGCAACCTTGGATCGGTCACGATATATTCCATTAAAATATCGACAAACGATACAGTTTACTCAATCCCAAACGGAACATTCTCCTATGCAACAAATGGTACTGTTTTAGGAGACCCAAATGCCCTATACTCCATAGAGGTACTGATATACAGGCTCAACAGTGCTAGCATTAGAATGCAAGCAACTATTAGAAACCCTTATAGCGACCCACTTACAACTGAGTCAACAGCGAGAACCATTACTGGATACGCAAGAACTTTTCTTGCACCTTTTTGATAAATCGTATTGCACTTACGTTTTTCGTGATATAATTACAGTAACATGGGCTATGTAGGAATATATGGCAGCTCGAACACTACAACAGATTGTTTCGGAACTAAGCTCAACTTTTGACCCTCAGGTCAAGTCTCTGCAAAGCCAACAACAGCTTATACCTCAAGAGATTGCGTCTCAAGAGCAAGCTTTAAATGCCCAAAAAGACGTTGCTTACGACGACATAGTATCTGGTGCTAGACGCAGAGGGCTAGGATTTTCTGGAATACCTCTTGGTGAGCAAGCAAAATACGCTGCTACAACTTACGCCCCTGCACTTGCAGGCTTACGACAACAAGGCCAACAGAAAGCTATGGGACTCCAAGACGCAATCCTAGGCATCAACGAACGTAGAGATACGCTAGCGCAGAGCATTTACCAGACTGAACAAGACAGGGCTGAAACTGCACGGGCAAACGCAGCAAGCGCAGCCGCTTCTGCATCACCAACACTAGGCTCTTTGCAGAGCATTCTTGGCGGTGGTCAAACAGCCGCACCTCGTGTTGAGGGTACGGGCGGAAATTATAAGTTCTTTAGCGCGTCTGGACAACCAATTACCGCTGGTCAGTACGCAAGCGAAACAGGTCAGGACATCCGAGATGTTCTCTACACTATTGGTTCGGGTGGTAACAAGGTCGCCGCAGACATTTACAATAAGCTACGAACCATTCAAGAACCTCGACAATTTGAAACAGCTATTCAATACTTTACTCAACGATATCCTTACGTCTTTAGCGGCTATCAAGCACCGAGGACAACTGACTTTGGGAGAATAGCATAATGTGGCAGGATAGAGGGCCTATATCGCTTGGTGGACGACCAGGAGACAACGTCAATAACCCACTTGCACAGGTAAGCCAGTCACTTAAATCAACTAGGCCGTCTAGTCAACCTAAAAAAGGGTTCTGGACTGACCAACTATCTACGGGTGGTGGTATTGCTGGTTCTCTTGCTGGTGCTGCTGGTGGAGCTGCTATTGGTTCTGTCGTCCCTGTTGTGGGAACGGCTATTGGTGGACTCCTTGGTGCTATCCTTGGCGGTAGTGCTGGTTCTGGTGCAGGTGAGCTTGCAGAGAACGTTATTACTGGCGAGAAGGATGTACTTAAAAACGTAGGTCAAGAAGCTTTACTAGGCGGTGCATTTGCTGCGCCTCCTATTCGAGCTGCACGGGCGATCGGCGGAGCTGGTAAAGCCCTAGTTACAGGCGCAGGTGGACAAGCCGCACGAACTGCTGCTGAAACAGCTTTGACTCGACCTGGGCTATTATCACGAACTATTGGCCAAAGTGGACAAAGGCTCGCAGGAGTTACCGACGATCTTGCAGTTAAACAGTTTAGGCTTAGCCCAAGCCAAACGTCTAACTTTAAAAAGAAGTTTGGTGAGGACGCAGGAAAAACAATTAACCGCTATGGGTTCGCTACAGCGGATGATATTAGCGTTAAAGGCATTAACCCACTACAAGAACAGTTTACACAACTAACCCAAAATATCGGTCAAGTATCGCGCGATGACGTTGCAAGGGCTTTTGACACTAAAATAGCTACTCTTAAAAAGTCGGCCGTGCAAGACAATAAGAACCTGGCTAACGCCCTTGAATCACAAAAACAAACGGTGCTACAGCAGTTCGGTCAAAATGCCGTTGTTGACGGGACTACTCTTAACGCTATCCGCCGAGAGTTCGATAGTTTAGTTAACTACACGCAGCAAGCCGCTAACCCTGCTAGGTATAACGTTAATAAACGTAGTGCCGATGCAATACGAGAAGTTCTGCAGAAGTCTGACCCAACGGGAACTCTTAAAAACGTCGGTCAAGAGTTGAGTAAGCTTCGACAGCTGCAGGATATAGCCCTTAAACAGGATGAACTTGGTCGCGGTAGCTTACCTGCTAACCTTACAGGTTTGCTTGGCGCAGGTGTTGCTGGCGGTGCAACTGCTAACCCTATTGGCGCTGCTGCTGGATTTGCGGCTACTAAAGCCATTAACAGTCAAGCTGGGCGACGCGCACTTAACCAAGGAGCTGAAAGCTTAAGTTCAAGACTATCTCAATTAGGTCAAGGCACTGTCAACACAATGAGCCTTCCGAGGGTCGCTGGACGACAGTTCGGTGCAGATTTAGTATCAACTGGATTTGATGCGCTACAGGGAGAAGGTCAACCTACTTTAGGCAACATTAATCAGTCGTCGTTAGGTATAAGCAACCCAATGGCGACTAATACTGCACAAAGTATGAATGTTCCAATGGCTGCTAACATGGGTCAATCGTACACTAATCAGCCTCAAAATGCAAGCCCTTACGGTCGTGATAACCTTCTTTACGATATTCAACGTGACCCTGCTAATGCTGACCAGTACATCAACTATTACCAGACGCTAGAACAAGTCTTTGGCGCATCAGCAATAGAACAGCCTGAACTTTCACAGTCTAACCAAAGCGCCCTTGCAAGCGCAGACAACGCAGAGAACACCCTTAACCAGCTTGAGGATTTATTTAATAGCGCTGGTGGCGGCTCAGGACGTGTTGGTGGCTTTATCCAAAATATTGCTGGTTCTGCTGGCTTTGACAAGAACGCAAGCGTATATAACAGTCTTTCACAGGCAAGTGTTACTCAAATTGCTAAGGCTTTGGCTGGTTCTGGAGCTGGAACAGTATCGGACGCTGATGCACGTGTTATTATCCAGGCACTTCCGACGTTACAGGACTCGCCAGAGGAGGCGCAGGCTAAGTTTAACGCTCTAAGGCAACGACTTAACGCTGCACGCGAGAATGTCATGTTCTACGGTCAAGGCGGAACAGCACCCACATCACTAGAACAAGCACTAATGCAACAAGGAGGCTTTTAAATGGCTAATATATCTGTATCTCTGCCTAGCGACGGTGAAACGATCGACGCGGCAGATTATAATACCCCTATCACCACTATCGTAAGTGAGATTAACGGTAACTTAGATAATTCTAATATCGCATCTGGTGCTGCTATTGCTGGTTCAAAGTTAGCAAACACTTCAGTGACTGACTCTAAGATTGACTGGTCTACCCTACAGGCTAACATGCTATCTGCAACAAATGGGTCTATTATTACTCCTACTAACTCAAGCCAAAACTTAGCAGCAAACGGACTATCTTTAAGCTTCAATACTGCTACAGCATGTAAAGCCTTGGTTACAGTCAGTATTGGATGTTCTTCGACGACCGACTTTGAATTTCAACCTCAAATACGACTTGGTGGTACAGTTGTTGCCAGCTTTACTCCTTCTGCAGCAGCTGGTAACGCTTCATCACGTGCTACGGTTCGTAGCTTCTCTGCTGTTATTGACCTTGCGTCTGGTTCTAATACCGTTTCTGCAGGGCTTACCCTCACATCTGCAGCAAGTCCTTCAATCAATACTAACGGCGCGTACATTTCAGCCTTCGTTATGGGCGAGATAGTCTAGGAGGGTAAGTATGTGAAATGGTTGATAATCTGGCACAAGACTCCGAGGGTAACTCGTTCTGGAGAAACATAGGTGATAGACGATGGCAACCATTTACGGTTTTAGGGGATGGAGATGACTAATGCAGGGCGGTATCAACTTTACGACCGAAGAAATCGCAGTCATAGTGGCGATACTAACTCCTTTACTCACAGTTATTGGTATACTCTGGCGCGAGCTTGTGAAGGTCAACAAAGACAAAGACTTAACATCAGCAGCGCGGGTACAGGATGCCAAAGACTTCAGCGACAAAGCCGCTGTGTTGGTAGAAAAAACAGTAGCGTTTGGAGCGAGGCTCAATGAAGTCCTCAAGCTTAACGATAAGCGGGGTAAGTAGTATGTTTTTTTTCAACGCGAAAAAACGTCGTGAATATGACGAAGCTAAGAAAAAAGAAGCCGATAATATTATGGCTGCAACCCTCAAAAAGTTAGACAAAGCAACTGTTGTAATGACTAAGGCTAATAAAGCCATAGACCGTGTAGACTCTAGAGACCTAGCAGTTAAGTTGTATTATGCGATGGGGAGGCGAAAATGAACGAATTTAATGAAGTGTTATTTGCACTTATTAGTAGAAGTCTTGCGGTTGTTTTGTTCTCCATTGTTCTTACTCGTCAGCTAATGGCGAACTTTGACGCGAAAGATGACAGATTTAACTTTATTCGAGTAATGGTAACATTCTTACTTTCAAGCGTTGTAGTGACAAATATGCCTGGAATTGCTTACTTATACCTATTAAGTATTGGAGCGCCTATGGACCAGCTAGAACTGCTCAGGAGCGTAAACTTTGTGGTAGGTAGTCTAGCATGGGTGTTTGCTGGGTTAGTTGCCTTTGTTATATCAATCTACAATATACCACCGAAGGGTAAAAACAATGGCTCTAAACGACTTCGTAAATAGGTGGGAAGGCAAAAGGGTAGACATAGACAACTACCCTGAAGGTGCTATTTACCAATGCACAGACCTTACAACAGTTTACCTAAATGAAGTCTTTGGACTTCCTATTGGGGCGTATGGTGACGCTATAGAGTATTGGATCAAGACGAAACCTTCTGTTCTTGCTAAATTCGACAAGGTAACAGACAAGAGTATACGTCCTGGTGACATTGTTATTATTGATACAGCTGGTACTAGTCCAGAACATATCGGTGTAGGGTTAGAAGGCTCACAAATCCTTGAACAGAACGGACAGACAGGAAATGGACAAGGGAAAGGCGGAGACGCTATTAGGAAGCGAAAGATTGACCCAAGTAAGGTTATTGGTATTCTTAGACCAAAAGGAGGTAACGACGTGTACTTAACACCCGCAGAATACGAAGACTATAAGAAGTGGAAAGAGATAGGGTTAGATGCTGCACCATACAAAGACGCAGTTGTTCGCTCTAAAGCATGGAAAACAGATATGAAGTCAAACGGTACACTTGTACTTCCCGTCATTGACGACTTATATACTTTTAAACAAGATACTTTAACCAAGCCGAGTAAATTTAAAAAGTACGATGGAGCAACGCTCTACGTGGAGGACAAGTAAATGAACAACTATTTTACGTCACTTATTAGAACCGTTGTGCCTATAGTCGTAGGAGCACTCGTAACGTGGCTTGTAACACTAGGAGTACAAATAGACGCTGAAACACAGACAGGGCTTATAGTGGGGCTTACAGGGCTTCTGACAGCCGTTTACTATACGGTTGTTCGCTTGCTTGAAAAGAAGTGGCCTAAGCTTGGTATTCTTTTAGGAAAAGCCACTACACCTGACTATAAATAGTGGTATACTAAGAGTGTTCCGGGGTATCGTCCAGATAAGTAATAATCCCTCTTGATTAATCAGGGGGGTTGTTGCTATTATGAACGTGGTGTGAATTACACGGTACAGACCACATTGGAGACGGGGGACACAATCCCATACTAGCTTTAACAAAAGGCTAGGCATCCACAGGTTAGCCAATGCTGTACCAGAAATAAGCCTCATTCAGAAAGGGGCTTATTTTATTTGACACAAGTAGTATAATGAAACTATGGAAAAAGACCTCAACCTCCTTGAACCAGTCTCAGAGCTAAACATAGCTAACCACGACTTATATCGACGACTACTTGGTGGTGAGGCTATTATAGCTGTCGAGAATAATAACATTATCTTAGGCTCGGACTGATGCAGAGGGACGGACACCACATCTTACATAACAAACAAGAGTGGTCATTGCGCCCCGAAGCCAAAGCACTTAGAGAAACACCGTCACTCATACCAAGAATAGACAGAGACGTACACAATGAAATACACCGCGTATGTCCTCCTGTCCCTATCTTAGGCTTTCACGCTCTCAGAAGGACTATCAGAGAGTTTCAGCCTACTCCTGAGTTGTTCTCGTCTATGGACAACTTAATGTTTGCAATGGAAGCAGCCGCAAGAGACCCACGCTCACATAAAATAGAGTCAGACCTTGCTATGCTTGCTGTACAGGCGATCGACTTACAAAGACCTATCCTAAAAGGTAACAACCCTCGCTGGGATTAAAAGAACCCCCGCTTTGTACGGGGGTTTACTTTTTACTGCCTTGGTAATTATAGCACTATCCTCTTTTAAGTAGGTAGCTGAACAGCCTTTGGGGGCTTGTTGTGTAGTCAGCCCTTGCCTGTGCGGCTAGTATGAGCGTCCTATCGCGTCCTAAGTTATAAAACTGTTTACAGTACCATGGCTTGAATTTATCGTTCACCAAGTCCTTAAGTTGTGCGTAGAGCTGGTCCACCTCATTATTATCAGTTGACAGTTGTACAGTTGGTTTTAATCCCAATTGTTCAGTTGACAGCTGTACAGTTGTTCGGTACTCGCTCTCAAGAAGTTCTTTCCTAGTTGTCATAAGCATCCTTAAAAAGCCCGTTTGTTGGGGGTAAGACTAATATTGATTATGGTTGCCTTTAGCCCGATCGTAGCTTTGGCAAAAGATAAACCGCCTATTGCTAGGCGGTCGGCATCTACGTCACCTCTTAATATATACGAGTGTGGACAATAATGCAACCCCTAACTGGCGTTATCTTGGGCAGGGCTTACACTATTTGACGTAAATGCCTGCTTAGTCATTCATTGTACAGTAAATAATCATTCATTACAAGTAGCCATAAGTTTGTTGTGGATAAAATGGGTACAAAAATAGGACGCTATATGTAGTGCATAGTTCGCGTCCTATTATAAATTGTTTGTTTGCCCACTGTTACCTAGATTAGTGGTACATATCATTGTCCTAAAAGGTGGGTAAAGTACGAGTCTAGGCTATGTGTTGATTTAAGCATAAGTTGATTTCAAAAGCAACATAAAAACCCCTAGCAGGTGGGCAACCAGGGGCAGTAGACGAGACAAGGTTTATGACATCACGCAAAAAGAGTGAAAGTCTCGCCTAAAAGCATTATATCACACTTGCTTTATTTATACCCTTGTGCTAAAATTAGAGAGTATAAAGGTTTATGACGAAAGGATTACATGAGTGAACTAATTAAGCTCGTTGAAAGTAACGAACTTATCCAATTTGAAAAGATGGACAAGTTTTTGGAGTTTATCAACCAAGCACCACCAAAAAGCTGGATTAAAGAACACCCACTTGCAAAGAATGTAGACTATCTACCGATTGATAAAGTAGAGCTCCTTTTAAAGCGGATATTTCAAGAATATAAAGTTGAAATTTTGCGTGAAGGACAAATGCTTAATTCTATCTATGTCACCGTTAGGCTTCACTACAAGCAACCTATCGGCGGATGGACTTACCAAGACGGTACTGGAGCTATTGCAATCCAAACCGATAAAGGAGAAAGCGCAGCAGACTTAATCCACATTAAAAGTGATGCAATCGCTAAAGGCCTACCAGCAGCAGAAAGTTTTGCAATCAAAGACGCGGCAGATAAAATTGGTGACATTTTTGGCGGTAATCTGAATCGTAAAGACACTTTAGAGTTTAGCCCAATGTATACCGATAAATCTAAAGAACTAGCAAAAGAAGCAATAGAAAAGATAAAACAAGCAAAAAACACTGAAGCCTTGCGGCAAATATTCATGAACCTAAAAGCAAGCGTTCGTGTAATACCAGAAGTCATTAAAGCTAAAAACGATAAAAAGGCAGAACTAGATGAAAGTAATTAATATCGCACAAAACACCGAAGAATGGCAAGACTTCAAACTAGGTAAGTCAGGTGGTAGTTCAATGAAAGACCTCTACCC